GGGTTTCCGTGGTCAAACAAAGTTGCAGGCAATGTGCATTCTGCAAAAGACCACGCTGGCGGTGTTTTTGGTGGCGGACGTGTTGGCATTGAAAACGTGTACAAAGACACCGGCAGCGCCGCCCGCTTTTTCTACAGCGCCAAAGCCAGCAAAGCAGATCGTGATGAAGGGTTGGACGCAATGCAAGAGACCTTCAAAAAGTCCTGGAACACACGTGAAGATGTTGATGGTATAAAAAAAGGATGGGGGGCTGATAGCGAAACAACCTATCGCAACACCCACCCCACAGTCAAACCCACCGACCTCATGCACTACCTGCTGCGCCTGGTCACTCCACCCGGCGGCATGGCACTTGACCCCTACATGGGCAGCGGCAGCACCGGCAAGGCCGCAGCCCTGGGCGACTTTGGCTTTATCGGCATCGAACGCGACCCCGACTACTTTGCCATTGCCTGCGCCCGCCTGCAACACGCCAGCGCCCAAGGCCACCTCTTCAACGCATAAAAACCAGCCATACCCCACACCACCCCAAACCGCACCGCTACACAATAAATAGCTTCCAGCGCACTATCCACGGGCGCTACAGCCTTAAAACCCATAAATGCGCAAACCCATAAAACTAACCGCACCACAACCCGCAGCACTACAAAACCATGATCACCGATAAAAAACAACCCAATGACATTGCGCCGGAAGACAAATGCACAGAAACAATAGATTACAGCGCAAGCAGTACGGTGGATACAAGACAAAAATCACCACAAATAGAGAACCCTTGGGAAATGGAGCAAGCAATCAGCTTGCTTGAAGAATGTCTGACTCGAATGAAGATGCCATCGCCAAACTATTCAGGCGGGCCTTGGCAAGCCGGCGGATGCTACTGGCGATTGATAAAAGTGCTTCAATTTGTTGACGATTGCCTTGAAAGTGTTGAAGGCTCCAGTGTCGCCGCAATAAAACGTCGTGTTGGTTGTTTTTTATTAGTAGACAACGAACCAAACAAATATGAAACATTCTATAAACATATGCGAACGCTTTCGCTGAGAGCACAAAATTGTTTGAAAAGTGAAGAAATTCTTTCTATCGACAAACTGATCGAAGCTTTTGAGTATGAAACTATTTCAACAATACCAAACCTAGGCCAAGTAACACGAAATGAATTGTTTTTCTGGGCTTGTGAAAATTTTCATGAAGCCCGTACATTGCTGCAACCACACCACCAATTTTCCAAAACCAACATCGTACGCATTTCCATGAAGAATGAAATCATAAAACGCCCATAAGCCCCATGTTCACCCCGCCCCAGCGCCGCAGCCTTAAAACCCATAAACGCGCAAACCCATAAATGTCCAACCTAACCCTCCCTGATCGCCCGGCCAGGCGCAGCAAGGCCATCATCCGCAATGGCCCCTGCCACCTCTACCAGGTCATCGCCCGCGCCCTCAAACCCCGCCCCAGCCTCGCCGTCAGCGCCTGGGCTGACCGCCACCGCATCCTCACCGCCATCAGCTCCGGCGAACGCGGCCCCTGGCGCACCGACCGCACCCCCTACCTGAGCGAAATCATGGACGCACTCAGCACCACCAACCCCTGCGAACGCGTGGTCATGCAATTTGCCAGCCAGTCCGGCAAATCCGAAGTCAGCCTCAACTGGATTGGCTACATCATGCACCACGCCCCTGGCCCCATGCTGATCGTCCACCCCACCCTCGAAGTGCGCGCCCGCTGGGTCATCCAGCGCCTCAACCCCATGCTCAGCGCCTGCCCCAGCCTCACCGAACTCATCGACATCAAACGCAAACGCGACAGCACCAACACCGAAGGCGTCAAAACCTACCCCGGCGGCATCCTCATCATGGCCGGGGCCAACTCCCCCAGCTCACTCAGCTCCATGCCCATCCGCTACGTCGTCTGCGACGAAATCGACCGCTTCCCGGCCAACGTCGGCGGCGAAGGCGACCCCATCGCCTTAATCGAACAACGCACCAAAACCTTCCCCCGGCGCAAAACCCTCCTCATCAGCACCCCCACCACCAAAGGCTCAAGCCGCATCGAACGCCACTACCTCCAAAGCGACCAACGCCGCTACCACGTCCCATGCCCCCACTGCGCCACCTACCAAACCCTCGACTGGAAACACCCCGGTGGCAGACTCGGCCTCAGCCAAATCCCCGGCACTGACCGCATCATCTACACCTGCCAGGCCTGCGGTGCCGACATCGAAGAACACCACAAACCCGCCATGCTCGCCGCTGGCCAATGGATCCCCAAACACCCCGAACGCCCGGTGCGCGGCTACCAACTCAGCGGCCTCTACACCCAAATCGGCCTCGGCTTCACCTGGGCCCAACTCTGGGCACGCTGGGCAGCGGCACAGACCAACACCGAAAACATCAAAGCCTTCATCAACACCGACATCGGCGAACCCTACGAAGAACAAAACAGCGAAGTCAACGCCGCGGCCATTGCCGCCCGCCTTGAAACCTACCCCCCCAACCTCCCCATCCTCGCCCGCACCGGCTTTGTCGATGTTCAAAAAGACCGCCTCGAACTCACCATCTGCGACTGGGCTCAACACGAAGAATGCTGGGTTCACGACCACATCATCCTCCCCGGCCAAACCGCCGACCGCGACGTCTGGGCCACCCTTGAAGACGAACTCAAACCCCACAACCTCGACGCACTCGGCATCGACAGCGGCTACAACGCCACCCAGGTATATGAATTTTGCAAAGGCAAAACCTGGGCCTACCCCACCAAAGGCATCCCCGGCATGCACCGCGCCATCGTCCAAGACCAGCAAGCCCGCAACCAACGCCTGCGCAAACGCCGCCAAAACCTCACCGCCGTCGAACCCATCGGCGTGGACAACGCCAAAGCCCTCATCTACACCCGCATCAACCTCAGCCCCGGCGGCCCCGGCACCATCCACTGGCCCAACAAACCCGCCTTTGACCAAGAATACTTTGACCAAATCGCCGCCGAACGCCTCACCACCACCGTCAAAGACAACACCCCCCAGCACAAATGGGTCCAATTGCGCGCCCGCAACGAAGCCCTCGACTGCCTGGTCGGAAACCTCGCCACCCTGCGCACCGCCATCGACCTAACCCGCATCAAACCGCGCGCCGAACGCACCCGCCAAAACCCCGCCAAAGCCCCCACCATCGCCATCACCGACCCCGCCCTGCTCGCCTACCTCGCCGCCAAATAACCCGCCCCACCATGCTGCAAATCAAAATCAACGTCCAAGGCGACGCCGCCGTCAAAACCCTCCTAACCGCCCTCAGCGCCCGCGAAATCGCCAAAGCCTCCAGCATGGCCATCAACAAAACCGTCGCCAAAGCCAAAGCCGAAATCAACCGCGCCATCACCGCCCGCTACCAGCTCCCGCGCGCCGAAGTCAGCAACTCAGTCACCTCAGCGGGTGCCACCAGCGCCAAACCCAGCGCCACCATCAGCATCTTTGGCAGCACCAAAAAGCGCGGCCGCAGCCTCAACCTCATCCACTTCGCAGAAAAAAAAGTCACCCTAGCCGAAGGCCGCCGCCGCGCCAAAGCCGGCACCCAAAACCAGCTCCGCTACAACATCATCCGCGGCCAGGGCGGCAAAATGATCCCCGGCAGCTTCATCGGCAACAAAGGCCGCACCATCTTCATCCGCGAAGGCAAAGCCCGCCTCCCCATCAAACCGGTCCAAGTCATCGGTGTCGGCCAGATGTTCAACTTCCAGCCCATCCAACAGCGCGTCACACAAAAAATCAACACCGACTTCCAGGCCGAACTCACCCGCGCCATCGCCCGCATCACCGCCGGAAAAACCCCCTGAACCACCCGCCCCAGCCCGACCAAAACCCGCCCCAGCCGGGCCAAACCAGACCAAACCCAAACACCACCATGCCCACCGCAGACCCACGCCAACACAGCCGCAACAACCCTGCCAACATCAGCATCGCCACCCTCATTGCCCAAGCCCGCGCCACCGCCCTATCATTTGCCATCACCTGCCCCGACGACCTCGCCGCCGCCCTGGTGCAACGCCTCATCAAACACGCCGGAGGCCAAAAAATCTACATCCCCACCCCAGCCCACAGCAAAGCCCAACAGCGCAACGCCAAAATCTGCGCCCAATTCACAGGCGCAAACACCGCCGACCTGGCCCGCCAATACAAAATAACCCCCAAACAAATCCGCAACATCCTGCGCCAGGACAGCCGAAATTTCACAATATAAAATCAAAAAATCACGCCGCATCAATCATCTTGCGCACCCATACCACCCCACCCAGCCGCGCCACCTTATCCTTCTGCGCCTGGCTAACCACCACCCGCAGCACCGGGCTCTTACCCGCCCCCACGCCAGACACCGACTTACGCCCCTGCCCGTGCCCCGCGCCGCCAAAACCAGGCGGCAGCCCCTTTAACGTCTGTAAATTTTTCATCCAAAGATTTTATGCCATAAAAATAAATCAAAAATTTTCTCCACCCGGTGATTTTATGGCATATAATCTATGCATCAGCAGCAAACAAGCTGCCCGAAAGCCCTGACGCACTGCGGTGCAAAAAAGGGATTAGCAGCAAACGCTGCACCGCGCCTCGGGCTATCAGGGGCAAAAGGAAAAAAAATGAAACTCGTATCAAAAGAAATCGGACACGGTGTAACCACAGAGCGCTACATAACCACGGGAAAACGGGTGGTTATTTTGGTATCCACCGTAGACGGACACCCAGAAAAAGAATGTCACTACACAGTTCTGGACATGGAAGGGAACCGTAGCGGCATCTTTTACAACCGGGAAGCAGCCATGACACTTGCACAAAGCAAGGTGCTGTAAATGACCAGCATCAACCGAGGCCGCTACACCGTCACCATTGACGGCCCGTGGCGGCTGTACACAATCCAGCCCAAGGGCTGGGTGATGGTCGGCACTATCCAGCGCGGCCTAGAGATAGGCGCGCTTGGATTGTCGCCAGCGGGCGTTTATGCGCAAATCAACGCAGGCGCGGTAAAGATGCTAGACCAAAGCAAAGTTAAAGCCTGCTTTTAAAAACCAGCCCGCAACGGGCAAGCCCTGACGCACTACGGTGCAAAAAAGGGATTAAGGGATTTTCCCAAGACTGGAGCCGCGCAGTGCAGCGGTATGGAGCCTTGTATTTCACTGAAACAACAGTGGGCAATGCAAGCTGACTTGACCGCACTTAAAGGCGGTCAAGAGTGGGCAGCACGTCGCTGGGATAGCGACACGCTGGCCTTCTACAACCGCGCAGCATTTGCTGCATGGTTGGCAGCCCGCAGTTGACCCAACCGCCAGGCATGGCGCAAAACATTGCCGCCGGGCAACAGGGCGTGTACTGTGTCAGGGATACCTAGACTGGCCTACCGCCAGGGAACAGCAGGAGATTGAAGATGTACCAAGTACAAATGCAATCTCACAGTGGCAGCCGGATATGTGCTGCCGTTGACGGTCATCCAAGCGACTGGGTGACACTCAACAACCCGCCCCCAGAGGCAGTTGTTGAAACCTTGCAAGCTGCACAAGAGCTTGCCGCACTGGTAGTAGCCAAAGGCTACGCAGTGCCGAAGGTTGTCAGCGCACTGTGAGACACCGCCAGGCATGGCGCAAAACATGCCGCCCGACACCGGGGCGTGTACCGGGTAACAGCGTCCCAGCCGCTTTGCTGGTGTTTTTATGATTGGAATTGATATGACTACGAGATGGATTGGCCCGGATGATTCGCTGAGTCTGGGAGACAAAGGATTTTTGATTGAGTTTGAAAACACGAACACTGGTGGTGAGCGCTACGAACTGCGCGACACGCCAGCACACACCAACCAAAGCCACCAGCCGCGCCTGTATGGGTGGTGCGGCACCTACAACAACTTGAGCACCAGCGCCTGCGGGATGGCGAAGGTAATCCGGGTTGCGAAAAACGGGCGATGCTTAATCCAAAACCTTGAAGGCGATGAATTGCAGGCAGCACTTGAAGAGCTTGGGTATCCAGACTTGACTGCCGACGACTAATCAAGTCCACGCAAATTACCAGCCGCATCTAACCCATGCGGCTTTTTTTCGTACCTGCGCATGGCAGGGCTATCAAATCAGC